TCATGTGTGGATCTCCACCGTAATCGGAATTCCGGCGATCGAGAATGTGTACACCCACCGATGGACCACCCCATCCACCGTGTAAGTCGTGTAAGGGACTGTGGTTGCGATCGAGCTTCCATCGATCCAGCTCAACTCAAAATCCGCGTCGGTGCCGAATGGATGTGGCTTGGTGTGGTAGAACTGCAGGACTTGATCGAATGCAGACGGATCATCCGCATGGACTAATCGGCAATCCACACGACCACCGCGTCGGGATGACATCACCTCCAGCGAGTCGATATCCGAGTATGCTCGGCTGATCGGTTTGACGATCGAGGTGCCAACTTGCCCGGTGTGGGCGGTGGTGTACGGCGCTGGGACGGTGAACTTCCAGAAGCCCGGTCGAGGGGCCTCGGCGGGGACAACCAGTGGAAACGGCCAGGTGCGAGCGCTCAAGGTGATGGTGTTGGTTCCTGCCGGCAGCAAGGTTTGTCCACCGCCGGGAATCTCGAATTGCAGCGTGTCGCCCACCCGCACTCCCCAGAACAGATATTGCTGCTCCTCGGGCAGAAAGCCAAACCCGGAATTCCCCCAGAAAAGCAGATAATCCTCTCCATAGCGGAAGACGCAAATGTGCGGCCCGTAATCGCTTCCGAAAACCGTCGACTCCAGAAAGGTCATGCCACCATACGAGAGATTGGCATTCTTCCGCATGACAATGTAGTCATCGTAGTACGGGTGATAGAAGCCGATGCAATCGGGCAAACCATCGAGCGGATCGAACGAGTTGTACAAATCGGGATCAATGACGCTGGTGTCGCCCGCTTCAAGGATCGTGATCTCGGCGTTCCAAGGGCTGGGTGGAAACACTGCAGTGAACTGATTCAGATAGACAAAAGTCGGACTGAACAGGGCCATGATTCCAAGCCGGCCACGAGTCGAGGATACCAGAGCGTCGGCGGAAAGGGCCGCGCCGCAGCGACTCAGGCTCGCGGGATATTGGTCGCCGAGGGCGATCCAGGTCGCTTGGGTGAAGCCCTCGGATTGATACTCCACCACGCTTTGGGTGCAGATCGTTCGCCCGGCGAGTCCGGATGAGAATTTGAACGTCGTGATGGTGTAGAACCGCGGGACGGTCGCCCCGAGACAGGGGACCATGACCAGGTCGCAGGCGCAATCGGTGGCGGTCGTGCAGAACAGATCCATCAGCATCCAGATGGGGAGCCGGATCCGCTGCTTGGTCAGACGAATCCCGACGGTAGCGAACTGCCCGCCCTCGGTCGCACTGTCGCAACAATCGCTGGCGGGGATGTCGACGCAGAATGGTGCCCCGACTTTCTCGCCTGGCAATCGGAGTTTGCGACGAGTGAGCTTGAGTCGTGGCTGGCTGCCACTGGGTGGTTCACCGCAGCAGGATGGCCCGCTGACCACGCATCGGCTGGCCTCGGCGTGAGCGACCAACTTGCGGCGCTGGATCTGCATATCCATCAATACACCTTCCGCCATCGGAGGATGGTATAGCCGATCGTGCCACTTCGAACTTGAACCGGTGTGGTGGTGCCACCGCCAGATGTTGTACACCGAGCTTGGAGCCGCAACACTCGCCCAGCACTGGCGGTGTGTGCCCAATGCACGCTGGATGTCCCTTGCAAGATGACACCGACTTGATTGGTCGAAAACGCGAACCGGATCGAGTCACCGGGGTTGTCTTGAACCACCGCACCCAGATCGTCGATCAGTCGAAATTCGACATAGGCGCTGGTGGTGGAACTGATAATGAAGCGATAGTCCAGGGTGATGTCGTAATGACCGGCATCCAGCGAGGCGGTGGCAATGCCGACATTGGCCCACGAAGTCCCGATGTCGGCACTGTTTGTGGTCATCGCCGTGTGACCAAAGGTCTGGCCTGGGAACACATTCATCTGCGCCAAGTCCCCGAGACCCAGCACCGCACGAGCCGCCGGCGCTCCGGATGCCGCCATCAGACTGCGGGCGATCGAGAGGCACGGGAGCTCCACGATATCGCCAGCCGTGTTGCCGCGGCCCAGCACGATGTTGGCGCTGGCAGCTTGCAAGTTGGCATAAGTCACGACATTGGCGGCCAGTGCGGTACTGATCAACGTCGTTCCAGAACCAGTGACGGCCCCAGAGATGGTGATGGTTGGAGTGGGCGGCGGTGGCGGGCTCGCGGGGAGTGAAGCCGGTGTCCATTCGGTGCCGTTGTAGGTGAGTACCTGGCCGGTCGTCGGGGTCGAGTTGGAAACAGTCCGCCCTCGAATCGCTGCAACGATGGTCTGGACGGCCGACTTGCCACTGACGTAAGCCACATCGCCTTCATGGGCAACGTCGTAGAAATCCGAAATTGTCACATAGTTGGTGTCACCGCTGACCCCATTACTGAACGCGATGAGACTCGAAGGCATAATCGCAGTTGATTCGGCGAGTGATGCAAGATCGAGTCGCAACGGGTCGCCGGTCGTTCCATTACCTGACAGACCACCATTCGCTCCAACAGCGACGGTCCCCGCGCCGCCGCCGCTGATGACTGCGTATTTCCCGTCGCCGGTGCTGATCCAAATCTCATGGGTGCCCGATTCCCGATGGTAGAACACCCGCCCATCGAAGTCGCCAGCTTTGGTCCCGCCGCCGGTGATGAGGGTGATTTCTGCCTTGGTCCGCGGCAGTAACCCAAATGGTCCGCTAAGGGTGGCCATCTTATGCCCCTATGAACGTGTCGCCGGGCCGCAATGCCGCTCCATCGGCAAGCTGCTCAGTCGTGACCGATCCATCGGCCAGGACGGGATTCGTCGGGCAGACATCCACCACCACATCGAGCTCAATCATGCCGCCGTTGGATGCAATGAACCGCCAGTTATCATCGACTTCCCCTTCGACCAACGAAGCGGATGCGGCATTGGGGATCTCGAACACCAGGACGATCGTGTTAATTGGGATGCCGGCGGTGTTGCCGACTTCGCGGATGCAGTTGAGCGGGAGCTCCTCGACCAGCTCGCCGCGCATGCCGCCGATTTTCTCGGCGAGGTCGCCGGTCTCGTTCGGCTCGAGCTCGATCCATGAATAGAGTCCCTCCTCGACTTCGCCCGTCAGTTTGCCGAGGTGGAATCGCATTCCGGTCGGGATCCGAAGTTGGGGCACACCGCCATCACGGCTGATCTCGCCGCCATCGACACGCATGCCGACCGCCGACTTGAGCGCATCGACCAGCGTGTTGAGTTGGCTCGCGCTGACTTGTTTGGTGCCGGCCTCGAATGGTTTGATCGGAGGCATGTCAAATCGCCCTCGGATGGAACAGTAAGTTGAAGCCCCGCACGGTCTTCCCACCCAACGTCTGCTGCACATCCTTGTCGAGCAGGTGGATCGAACGGTCCTTGTTCTTCATGAGCTGCACACGCCGCCAGAAGCCAGTCCGCGGATCGAAGAGGCGATTCCACCCAACGAATCCCTTGCTGGTCACCGGCGGCGGGTTGGGATTGCCGGGTGAGGGGATGCCGGGCTTGCCCATGTCGTCGTAGGTGGGATGCACCGCGAACTTGTAGGTGAGCTCGAAAAACCGGAAGCCGAAGTTGGAGATTTTGCGGGTGGCGGTGGCGGCATCAAACCGCACCGTTTCCGCAGGGTAGGTGTCGCCGGCCAGGCGAATGGTCGTGGAGTTGATTCGGCCCAACATCGCTAGGATGCCGTTGAGTGGCTTGGTCCGGCAGCGATGGCGCACCATCACCAACTCGATGCGCGGGATGAGCTTTGTCACCGCAACATCCGATCGCTGCAGCAGTTCCGCTGGCGGCTGGGTATCGACCGCATTCTCCCAACCATAACGATTATTCGGGAGTGTGATATTCTGACCGCTGAACTCCCAAGTCATGCTCGCCAGGTCGATTTCCTGCGGCGAATCACCTTGGGCTTGGTCTTCCTCTTCGGTCTGTTCGGGAGTCCGATAGATGACGGTCAGACTGACCGGATCGGCAAAGTAGTCTGCAGCCCGCTGGAGCGGCGTCAACGTACCAGGGGTTTCGGGATAACTCTCCTCGATCGGGTCCATCTTCACTTCGGCCACTCGGCACCACGGGGCCCGTGGATCGCGTGCGGGTGGCACGCGGATGATTCGGCCTGCCACCAAGCGAACCGTTCCCGTGAGGGCGGAATACGCTTCGAATCGGGCGCTGCCCGGCTTGCAGAGCATCTTCTTTTCGATGGTCATGCCTTCGGGGGTGATGACCTCTTTGCGGCTGACTTCCGTAAGCGTGTATGCCATGGCTTAACTCCCGACTGCGGGGACAAACGCACCCCGGATCGCCCCGAGGACCTGGCCGAGCGTCTCGTTCATTTTCTTCTGCTCCCCGAGTTGGTCGCGCGCGATATCCTCGGCTGAGCCACCCGCAAACGCCTTCTGAAGCCGATCCCAGGTCCCTTGCATCGACTCAAACTGAACGTCGAGTTTGAGTTGTGGGCCAGCGCCGCCGGTATTGAATGCATCCGTCACGCGCTGAATTCCCATCGCCAGTCCCGACGCGAATCGCTCGCCGACCTTGCCCCATTTGCTCCCGCGAGCCTCGAACTCGGCATCCAGGGCCGCCAGCTTCGCCTTGAGCGCGGGATTGTCAAAGAACTTGTTGAGGTTCTTGCTTTCAAAAGGGCGGAAGGCGAGACTCTCGAGGTTTTCGGTGATGCCTGCAAAATTGCCGCTGATCGCTCGCTCGGTCATGGTGCGAACATTGCGAGCCATGGCGCCGCCGATGCGAACCGCTTCATCAAACGTAAATCGAATGAACTGGAGCAGGTCGTCGAAGACAGCCCGCGCAAACGAACCGAGATTCTGAAAGACGAACGACGAAACCGCAAAAAACTTCCGTACACCCTTTTCGCCAGCCAGGTAGGCATCCACACAAAATTGCATGGCCTTGCCGACGTTCTCCGAAAAGGTTCCGGTGATTCGCCCCGTGCTGACGAGATACGTCCCGATTGCAGCAATGCCGGCAATCATCAGACCAATCGGCGAAATGACCGCTCCGATGACAGCTCCGACGATCGGCATCACGGCGATGAACGCACCAATCCCGGCGACTGCCAGCACGGTGGCTGTGACCACCGCTTTCGTCGATGGGGTCAGCGACCGATAGGCATCCGCTAAGGAAACGATTCCACTCGTCAGAATGCGGACATAGGGAGCGAGGCCACCCCCAACAACTCGGCCAAGATATTCCATCGAGGCACCAAGTCGCTCACCTTCCACGGTCCCAGACATCGCCGCTCGCCCGAAGGTTGCGACCGCCCCGCCGGCGATTCCGCCAAAGACGATTCCGAGATTTTTCGCACTCGATGCGATCGAGCCGATGATCGTCCCAACACCCGAGAAACCGCGGCTGATGGCAGCGACGGTGCCAGCCACTGCCGACTTCGATGCCTCGAGTCCTTTGACGCTAAACTGAACAAACATCTCGCCAATTTTGGAGCTCTTCATGGAATCCCATCCAACGGTGGTAATCCTCGTCGCGCTCGCCGTTCGTTCAACAACACAAAGGCTTCAGCGGGGGACAACGATCCAACAGGCGCCTGCAGCGCAAAGAGCTGATGGACCGTGTGCTCATGGAGCGTCATGTGTGGGGTCCACCCGAATTCATGCCGGATTTGCTTGGTGTACGTCAGCCACTTCATCGGTTCCTCGCTGAGCATTTCGCTCAAGAAGAGGAAGCACCAAGTGCTTTTGGGTCGATTTGATCCTCCACTTGCACCCCGGTGGCGGTATCGAAATCCGCGAGGACCTGATCGACATTCGACGCATCGATCAGTGCTTGGATCTCTTCGAGGCGAATCGACCGATCGTGCTTGCGGGTCGCCAGCCAAACCATCATCGCCGCGCCTTCGGGCGAGGTGGTCACATCGAACAATTCATCTGCCGACAATTCCCGCTTGCGGGATCGTGCCATGGCAAACTCGCGCAGCAGCGTTTGCTGGGCCTCCGGGTCAAGTCGGTCCAAGTCGGCTTGCTGGAGGCCGACCGGTTGGCTGGATTGCAGGATTCGCTCGGCGTTGGCAAAGATCCATTTCCGCATGGTGAACAGGTCGGCGGGAGTCGGTGCGGAGACCAACAGGGTGCGATTGCCGATCGTCAGCGGGCCAGGGGCGGAAATGATCTCTTGCGAATGGCGACGATTCTTCTTGTGACTCATCGGGGTGGTTCTCAGCTGTAGGTGAATGCCACGTTGGCGTATCCGGTGACAGACAGGCGAACGACGTCTTCGTCCTCGTCGTTGACGTAGGTGCATTTTTCGATGATCACGGCGGGGGAGGTCCACTTCTTGCCGGAGCGACCGGCGTTGAGCACCACCTTGATGATTTTGCCTTCATCGAAGCCAGATGCCTCCGGGTTGATCGCATCATCCCAAGGGACTTCGAAGGTCACCTGTTGGTTTTTGATGGTGGCGTGGCGCTGCTTGATGCCGTTGGATTTCGAGGAGGTCGTATTCGCCAGGGCGACGCTCTTATCGAGTGTCCACTTGGCGACCGGCCAATCGACATCCGTCTCCGTCATCGTGACGGTCCCGCCCTCACCGGCCCAGTGTGCCATAGTTGATCTCCAGGATTGAAACCGAGTCGTCCCATCAGATCAGCGGGACCTCAGGCGACGCCAGCAATCACGACCGCCACTTGGATCGGATTTGCCGATGGATTGTGGAATCGCAGGATCTTGCTGGTCGGGGAAACAGGCCACCCCGCCCAACGATTGACTCGAGCGACCGCGTCCCAGACGGCTTCGCCGGCATCCGCGCCGCTGCCAGCAAACCAGAGGGCCGCGCCGTTTGCCACCCCCAGCGGCCCGACCACAAACCGATGCACGCCATCGGGTAGCGGCGTTTCTTCATCGCCGATCAGGGTGGCATAGAACAGCTTCACCGCCGAGAGCGAACGATTGGCTTGGCGAAGGACGTTGGTGAACTGCTTCAGGTCGACATCGCTGTTGCCGCCGGCGGCGATTGTCAGCACCTCGGCGAAGAGCTCGTTGGCTTCCCCATCGATGTCACCTTGGCCCAACGACACATTCAAGCCAGGCAGCCCGCCCGAATTGCTTTGCAGCGAGGCGGTTGGAATGTAGATCACCCGATCGAGGTCGGTCAGCGAGGCGGTGACATCGATTCGAATGTTCGCAGCGAATTCGTTCGGCATCGATCAAGTCTCCTGAATGAGGATGCGCCAGGTCATGCGGCCTTGGCAAACGTCGGCAGCGTTGCGGAGCGATTCCTCGAGGTGCAGGTCGCCTTCGCCCGCCCGAACTCGGATCACTCGACCGGGCGACACGATCATGGGACGTTGCCGGGTATCGAAGGCTGTGAGGATGGCGGCGGTCAGGATGCGAGGCTCGCCGCCGATCGACTGATCGGACCAAAGCGACATCTCAACTTCGAAGGTGACCAGTGAGCCGCGGCTGAAGTATTCGGTGCCCGATTTCCGCACACTGATGGAGGCATACGGCGGGCCAGCATCGGGCGGAACGCGACCGTACCAAAGCCCGCCGCGGATTTGTCCATCCAGTCGTTCGGCATTCCATCGCCGCAGAAACGCCTCGGCAATGTCGGCTTCGGTGGTGGTCATCCGCTGGTTCCTCCGAGGATCTGTTCGAGTTTGCTGCGGAGGTCCTCGGCGGTGTCGAGCAGTCCCAGAAACCCTTTTTGGGCGAGGAACTCCCCGTATTGGGCAGCGACTCCGATGCCGACGCGAACGGTCAGGTCTGCCGCAACTTCTTCTGGTGAAGTCGGTTCCATCATGACTTGCGATTGCAGGAAGCCCGTGCGTTTGCGCGGATACTCACCGACTTGCGCGGGTGTTTGGTGCGGCATCGGATTGGAACGATTCAAGCGCCGCTGATGTTCGGCCACCAAGGTCACACCTGCTCGGAGCAGCCGCTTGGCCAGTTCCACTTGGGTGTCCTTGATCGCTCGAGCGGGGTTGATGCGAATCACAGTGTTCGCCATCAGTCGATCCTTTCCAGCGTGAGCTCCATGAGCGTGTCGATTCGATCGGCGTTTGATGCACTCAACACCTGGTAGGTGATGCCATTTTCATCACGGACCAGGTCGGTTGGGGCTGTCCGGAGCGGTTGGCCGATGATCGCGGTGTACTGGCGTCGCATGCTCAATCGGCCATGACGAGTGATCGATTCCTCGGCCACCAGCTGGATCCGTGCGGGGATGTTGGCCACCAGCACGGTCGGCTCGGCGACTCGGCCACCGGCGTGGTCGGGTCGGTTGGTCGGACGAATCAGGGCGATGGTGTCGCGCAATTGATGAACCAGCACAAGGTTGCGCGTGACCAATCGCCACCAGCTTTGCCAGGTGTTGAGCGCTGCTTCGAGGACTGTCCAAGCGACTCCCGTGGAGTCGACGATCCGGTCGGCCAGTTTCGGCTGGATGCCATCGGGGAGTTTCACGCGGGGGATCAACCAGACGAGATCCATGCCGGTGTAGATCCCAGCACTGGCCGACAATTCCCGATAGCCGATCGCTCGGCGTTTGCAATCGACGAGCAGCCAACTGGTGTCCTCCACCCGGTTGACGGAGACCAACGTCACCGGCTCGCGATTCGCCCAGACTTTCCAATTGTTGGTCGGATTCAACGGCATCAACGGATCTCGTAGAGGATGTGCCCGCCGACTGCGACTGCGGAAGCCAGATGCAGCACCAGCGCCTCGCCGGCGGCGGTCTCGAATTGCGCCGGGATTCCTCCCGCCATCACCGGCGCAATCGGGGCCGAGACCGGGCCGCCGGCGATGAGCGACATCCCGCCGCTGAGCGGGGTGCTGCCGCGCTTCCACGTCACGATCACCGAGCCGCCGGCGACGAGAACATAGCCCAGCACGCGAATGCTGCGGCCCGGCCCAGGTGAGGCCACCACCACATTGTCGCCGCTGGCAGAGCAACTGATCGGTGCGTTCTTCATGCGCGTCCTCGTGAGCGGATCATGAACGGGCCGCTCGCTTGTCGGATCAGGATGTTCAACCGCTCGAGTTCGTCGATCAGACTCATTCGGTATTCGGTCCAACTGATCTGCTCACCATCAATGCTGTTGCTTGGCTGATGGATGTCGCCATTGGCCAGCTCGAGCGTGACCGCATCGCGGCGAGCGATCAGGGACTCCAGATGAGATGGCATCACTCCCCCCAGTAACGCCCCACCGGCGTCGATGGCGGCATCGGACCAATCTCCGGCTGATAAGGGGTGCTGATGAGGCCGGTGGCCTGACGGTAGGCCGCCCAGGCGCTGGCCTCATTGGTGGCCAGCACCACCCAAGCCGGCCCTTCTTGCACCTTCACCAGCCAAGGCTTCTCCTGGCTGGTGAAGGTGGGCTGCGGTTGTCGGGAGCTGTTCTCCAGTTGTGCCCGGAGCATCGCGTTTTCACGCTCGTACTGTTCGAGCTTCGCGTTGAGAACCTCCGTCTCCGACAGCGAGGCGGGTTCCGCGGATGTTGGAGTCCCGATAAGAATGGTCGGACCTTCCGACGTGACCAACTCAAACTCGGGGGCGGGCTCGATGGTCGGCGTCGGATCGGCGGTCGGTTTCTGTTTGGCCATGGCAAGCACTCGCAAGGGAAATGGAGTCCATCCGAAATCATGCAGTCAGAACGGGTTACGGCTTGTTGCGGACAGCTTTGCGGGGCTCTTTGACCATCGGCACGCCGCGCTCATCCGCCTTGACGTAGAGCACCACCCCGCGATCGATCATGTCCATCTGGCCCGGCGCCGCTTGTTGAACCCGCAGCGGCCAGTTCTCGGCGTAGCAGAGCGGCTTGCCCTTTTCGAACATCCACCAATACTTTTCCGCATCCGCGGGCGAGACGTTGAGCCCGTTCGCGGCGGTGATGCGCTCGTACACCAATGGCGATTCGAGGATCTCGAATTTGTTCTTGTAGGGCGATTCGCTGTAGGTGACGTTGCCCGCCGCGGTGCTGGCGTCCTGGTAGCGGGTGCCCGATGCCAGATCGCCGACGATGGCGCGGGCGGTCGCCATCTTGCCGAGCTGCACCAAGATCGTGTTGGGATTGGTCAGCACGCGGGTGCCAGTGGCGGGGTCGGTCATGTCGCGGAATTTCATAAGCGTCGTCTGCACGTTGGTGTAATGCAGCAGCTCATTATTCGAGACATCGTTATCGTAAAATCCGTTGGCGATGTAGGTTGCGTAATTGTTCCCGTTGTAGACATAGGTGTTGGTGACGCCGATGAAGGCATCGATGCACCGGATTTCCTTGCGGTAACGCAACCAGGTCCCCAAGTCGTTCGCCTCCCCGTATGCTTGTCCGGTGAGGTCGAGGAAGATGGTTTCTTGGTTGACCTCGGCAGCCAGGCTGTTCTCGACGGTGCGAGGTTGGGTGATCCAGCGCTCGCCGAATTGGACGCGCTTCGTGGGCATCCCAGGAAGGCGTTCCTCGGCCTGGTCGCCGATCCGCGTCACGCCGATGGTCTTTCGCCCTTCGAACATTCGGGTCGATTCGGATGGGCAGAGCACATCGGCGATGAACTGAGGATTTTGCCAAGCCTCGAGGATGTTGACTTCCATCAGGCCAGCGACGGTGCCGGTGAAGGCGTTGATGTTGGCGAATGCGCTGGCCGAGACGGCGCCTGCCGATGCTTCGAGCAGCGAGCGATTGTTGGCCAACCAGGTCGAGCCAGGTGTGTAGACCTGTTCGAACAACGAATGCCCCAACAGCCCGCGGCCCGTCTCGGCCAGACTGAATTCTTGTGGGCGAATGCGTTGCACCTGGCGGCCGGTGTCACTGATGGGGTCACGAAGCACCGGTCGCCCGAAGGAGTCGCGGTATCGATTGCCGTTGCGGTCACACAGGCCCAGCATGTGTTGGATGCCCACCACCGCCTTGATGGGATCCGAGGCGCACGATTCAAACAGTCGTCGCACATTGGTCGCGTTGATTGGCATGGTCTTTGCACTCCTCCGGATGGGTTAGGCGCTCAGGATGGCTCGCCAGGTGGTGCCATCGCAGACCGCGATTGCCGATTTGGTGGCGGGGATCGACAGCACTGTCGCGCTGTCGGCGGTGTCCCGCAGGTTGATGGCATGGGTGGCCGGAGCCAGATTGAAGACGAAGAACATCCGCCCTTTGCAGACGGCGGGGAGTGGAAGAATCACCTTCCGGGCTGCCGTCGGCGTCATCGTCACCACCGGCAAACTTGCGGCGGTCAAGGTCGTGTCGGAATCGCTGGCCGCCGTCGGCCCGAATCCGGAATCCGGTCGGAAGTGTGGCGAGAATGCCAGCGAGCTGACGAGCCGGGCCCGCACCTTGGTGGCGTTGCTCGCTTTCTTAATGCAGGTGCCGATCGCCAGATTGGGATTCGTCACCTTGGCCACCTGCTGATCGCTGTTGGCGGGTGTGCTTGCGTTTCGGTCGATCCCGACCAGGTCGCCGACTTCCCAACTGGTGGTCGCGCAATCGGCATCGAAAATGCCATCGACGACGATGACACGATCGCTGACGGTGTTCTCGCTGATGAGCCGCTGATCGGCAGCGACGCCGAGGAACACCTGTCGGAAATCGGCCTGGTTGGCAATGAGCGAGCCGCGGTCAACGCGGTTGCTGGCCTTCTCAGCGCTCCCAGCGTTGAACCACATCAGGTCGCCGATTGCCACCAACGTGGAGGCCGGAAAGGGAATCCCGATGGTTCGATGATCGGTCAGAACGTGGCGAATCATGGGCGACTTATCCTCCGATCAACGATTGGTAGAGAACATCGGTTGTGGGCAGGGCGGCCGGCGCAGGCCCGCCGCCCGCGCCAGCAGTCGGCGGTGGCAGTGCGGCTGGCGACCCCGAACGTGGCGCGGTCACCGGGCGGATGCCGGCGAGCAGCTCCCGGCGCTGGTCATCGGATTCCAGCAGGCAGAGCGCTTTGAGGAGGCTGGGCGTTGTTTTGACATTCAGCGATTCGCACAGCGATCGGCTCTCCACCTCCCGCCGGAGTCGGACCAGCTCCTTCGATTCTGTCTTGGTCCCGCCGGAGTCGGTTTTGTCGTCGTCCTCTTCGGACTCGGTCTTGGTCGGCTCGTCTTCTTCGGACTCCGGCTTCGATGGCTCAGTCGCGGCGAGGAGTTTTTCTTGGGTCATGAGCAGCTCTTTGAGGCGGGCGAGTTTTTCACTCGCAGGGCTGTCATCGTCAATGACCGAGAGCACGGCGGCGCGGAATCCAGCCTTCAGGGCTGCTTCGGGGCTGGCTTCTTCGGGAGCCTCGGCGGCGGCATCCAAGACGGGGTCGGCATCCTCTTGGTAGTTTTCGCTTTCGAGCAGCCGGTTGAGCCAGGCACGACGGGGTTTGCTGAACCGCTTGCGCTGCGATTCCAACAGCGAACGCAGGGTGAATTTTTTGGGCATGGGGCGTTTCGACTCCCAGAGATTGGAATTGGTCGCGGGTTGGTCGACGATGTCCACCCCGATGACCTCGGTGATGCGACCGACGATGAGCGTGCCATTCTCGACGCGATCCTGTCGGGGATCGGAGTTCGCATTGTGGCTGAGGCCGTACACCCCCAGCGCTCGCTGCACGTCCTCGACGATGGAGTTGGCAAACGAATGCGAGCCGAGGTAGTGCAGATCTCCGCGAATGGCAAAGCCATCAGGATCCTGCACGACTCGGCAATTGCGAAGCACGCCAAAGGTATCGAAGACGTTGCGTTCGGCCTGGGGATTGGCCCGATCTGGATGATTGGTACGGACTTTCAGCCCTTCATAGAGCGGCAGCGCATCCCGTTGCGTCGCTTCGGGATAGCGAGTCCCATGCACCACACCATCAATCCCGTGGCAATTGTCGGATCGCTCCCCGACAATCCGCACATTCTTGATGATGCAGGCCGTGGTATCGACCTCCAACGGCGTCTTCGCCGCGGTCGCCGACTCAATCAATTTGCGAGCAGAATTTGTGGCACCCATGCCACCAGAAGAGCATGGGGACCACGGGGATGAGGAAGGCGATTAGGCGACCGCTGGAAGTGTCCGATACTAGATAGCGAGAGTGGTGAAAATTCGAAAAATCTCGGCAAATATCGAAACAAATCATTCGAATAAAAAGATATCTAATCGCAAGGATGGCTATTTTTAGCTGATTACGAGACAAGCATGAGTAAACGAAATTCAAACAAGAAGCATCATAAACGAACTAGCCAGAGCGTCGTGGCGATGCAGGAGAGTGAACTACCCTCGAGTGCCACACGAGAACAAAAGCCTACGACACTTGATGTTATTCTGAAATACAACGGAGTTTTTGCGCTTATCGTTTCCTTTGCAGCAATTTGGATTAGTCAACGGCAGACGAATATTGCTCAAGCAACATTAGATCTGCAGAGTGGCAACCATGAACCCAAATCACAGATGGCAGATGTATATCCTCAATTTGTTGATTTTTTGGACCATGAGAGATCAGATTTTGCAGGGATCAATCAGCCCCTTTATGATTCCCTGATCAAGATGTCGTTAAAAACACCAATGTTATACATCAATAACACTGGTGACTACCCGATTGACTCTATCAAATTAGAAACGCGATTTCTTGAGGGTATATTGAACGGTAAGTTAGATTTCGATTTCAATAATCCTCCATCCGACTGGCATAAATCTCTTACTCCGGTTATTCTGAAACGAGTGGAAAAAGAAGAAATTCAGTTACCACAATTATGGAAGCCTGGGACAGGGATACAGATTCCGATCATGAAAGGGCTTATCGGACAAATGATGCGGGTGCAAAGTAAGACGTTAAAGGACACGTCGCATCTCGGACTTTTTGAGATTTCGGTGTTTTTACGATGTGCTGGGAGTTCTGTGTATCACTACTCTGGGCAAGTCTTAAAATATCCATGTATTTGGAAACCAAGTGGATTTTCTGAAATCGAGTGCCAAAATTTTCTTGAAACATACCAAGAAAAAATTGAATTTGGGCCGATCGTTCCGGTCAACTTAAAAAATGTAGATCGGCAAACCTTTAATACAAGAATCTTTAATGGGAAAAGTTTTGAGACGTCTAAATTAAACTGACGCCAGCACTGGCGTCAAATAGCATCGGCAGTTGAACGCGATGGTGCCATCGGCCTCGAGGGGTGGGCGGGGCATCTTGTCGATGCCGAGCTGGTCGCCGGTGGGTTGTTTGTAGTAGATGGTGCCGTCGCGGCGAAGGTGCTCGGGGCGGACTCGGTGGTCGTGGGTGGCGTGGATCTGGTAACCGATCACTAGGTCGCCGAGTTGTTCGTAGGCGGCGAGGCGCGTGTGGTGCGAGACGCGCATCAGCTCGGTGCGAGCGACCCGGCGGGCTGCGGATTGGACACCTTGGAGCATCGGGCGGAGTTGGCGAGTCAGCTCGGCGGGAGTCAGACCCTGTTGCGCGGCCACAGCCACACTCGCAGCAACGGCTTCCGGCGCGGCCAGGCCGGTGACACTTGCAAAATGACTGGGCCAGTTCCGCCCGTAGACGACGCGGGCCACCTCCTCCCGAGTCGGGGCCGGGAAGATTGTCGCTTGGCCGATGGTTGTTCCCACCTTGGCATCCGGCCCGAAGCGGGAGTATACCACCGCGACTTGGCTTCGCGGGACACGCACCGCGATGGTCGGCTCGCCGGCGGCAATCGCCGCAGCAACACGATCCTCGCCAGCAGTCACCTTGAGCGCACCCGATGAATCGAGTTCGGCCAGGATCGTTCCGCGTGCGGGTGGACTTCCACCAGGTTGGCCAACAGGGATGCCCAGTTTGCGCGGGTCCACTCGTACCAGGATCGTCGCTTCGGTCGGTTCGGATGACTCCATCCGAGAGGCCGACTCCCGCGACTCGCCATCCGGCAGAACCGCCACCACATCCCGAGTCGCTTCAGTGAAATCGAGGAGCGCGGCAGCGTACATGCGGGCGACCAGCGCCTGAAGCAGGGAGTGGCGAAGCGAGACCAACTCCGAAGCGATGCGGCCTTGGAGCTCGAAAGCCGGGGTGTGGGAGAGTCGTTCGAGTAATCGGGACCAATGCTCAGCGACGATCCGATCGACGGCGCTGGCGGCTTGGATGGCTCGCCGGTCGATCCGTTCGGCGTGGGTGGTGGCCCGCCGCTGGAGCAATCGCCGGCTCATGAGGATGCTCCGAATCCGTCCAGGCCCGGCAATGGATCACCACCACCGACGCCGCCGGTGCGTGCCAGATACTCCTCGTTGTCGGCCAAGATTTGGGCGAAGTCTCGACCCGATTCCGCCGCCGCGATTTGCCGAGATTGAATCCCCAGGCCGATCTCGATCTGGTTGCGTTGGGCTTCCTCCAACCGATTGCGGACTTGGGCGGTCGGGTGCTCCACCAGTATATCGACGAGCGCTTGGATCTCACCCCATCCCCATGTTCGTCCACCCGCATGAATGCCGCCATGCGTGTTGGCATGATGCTCCAAGACGTACCAAAACGTGCGTCGGAACGCCTGAGCATATTGCGGTTGCCGGCGCTGGATCGTTCGGGTGAATGGTGCCTCGGCGGTCAGCGAGCTGGCATAGTTGTTGTTGCTAGCATCGCCGGACACGAGCCATTCCGGTGCGTTCCAGCGAACACCCGCCGCACGCAAGCATGCCTGCAAGATCGAGAGATGCACCGGGCCGTTCGTCGCATTCGGCGGTGGGACATAGGTTTGTCCCTCGGGGACATGGAGATGGGTTCCGCGGCGATAGCGTTTGACCGGGCTCTCCTGACCATTGAGCGGATTGCGTTCCTGGAAGTCGGCATCCGAATCGACGAACGCCTGGATATCCTCCTTGGTGCCGATGGCATGTTGCATCACCGAGACGATGCTGGCTTGCTCCGCCGCACCCTCCGCCAGCGAGCCGAGGAGCGCTGCTGAGGAGTTGAGCGTCTCGAAGGTGTCGAAGCTGAAGTCGGTCATGCCGCGCTTGATCGATCGCTTCACATTTCGACGAAAGTGCGTCACGCGCTCGGGTGGCAGCTCCTCACCGTCGGCGGGGTTGGCAGGATCCCAGGCGATCCAATAGCCAAGCGGACGTTGGGTATCTTCGGGGAGAGTCCGCACGCCAAACGACCATTCCCGAAGGTCACTCCCCGGTGGTTGGGTCAGCTGCTCGGGCTCGGCGGTGCGGACTTCCACCTTGCCATCCGGCATCGGGAAATGGATCAGCAGAAACTCGCCATCCTCGACCGACCGGACGAAAAGTTCTTCTTCGAGGCCGGGGAGCTCGCCGCCATGCCATTCGGTGCGCTGCTCGAACTCATCAATGATGTCCTGACAACGATCAAGCAGTTCCTGCGGCGCGGGGTTGGCTTTCCGGCGCGAGGCCGCCCGGTAGCGATAGCCGGTTGAGATGACGTAGCTGGTTAGCCCCTCCATCAAACCAATGGCATAGGAATTCGAGCTGGCCAAGACGCGGGCCGGGGCTCGCAGCAGCGCGAGCTCGGCCTCGGTTTGAAACAGTGGATAGTTCCGCCCCAGGGTACGATGCCAGCCGGCAGCGGGCCCGCCCGGAAGAATATCATCCCGCCGATAGCGGTCGAGCATGTCGAGGTAGGGTGTCACCCAATTCAGCGACAACGACTCCAATCGCCGATGCTCCCGCTTCAGCCGACGCAGCTTCATCTGCTGTTCCATCAGTCGGTTTTCGCGCTTCAAGCGACGGAGCTCATCGCGTGGTTTCGGCGGCGGTTGCACTCCGGGCAGGTCGTTCATCGGCTCACCTTCTACTCATCCAGTGTGTGTCGCAATAACAGGCCCAAGAGCGGAAAGGGATCCTTGGCCAGGTTGTATGTCGGCGAATCGTCCTGCGTGCGATACTTGCCATCCGCATCGACAATCACCGCATCCACCCAAGGCGATGTCCCATCGGCATTTCGGAGGGGCTCCCCTCGATCATCGCTTGGGACCCAGCGCAACTCCAACCAAGGCGTGGGGTTGGGTACTGAGCTCCGCGGCTGATAGAACACCGGGATTACCACCATCGACTCACCGTTGAATCGCACCACCAGACGGTCGGTATCCCGCACCGGCTTGATCGAGAGCGTCGGCAGATTCAGTCGATGCACCACCGTCACAAAACCCTGCAATGCATGCATCAGTTTTTGATAGCCGAGCGATGCCATCATCAATTCCGATTCGTTGGGAACGACCATGAGAAGCTCCTTGACCTGGAATCATGTCCAGGTCAAGGATACTGAACAAATTCTTGTTCACCATGTCCGTTGTTCACTAAGTTCAGCATCGATCCGGCGCCGGGCGATGGTGACATAGTTGGGGTCTTGCTCGATGCCGGTGAAATGGAATCCCTCCAAGATGGCGGCTTTGCCGGTCGAGCCTGAGCCGGTGAAGGGATCGAGCACCGTTCCGCCGGGTGGCGTGATGAGCCGACAGAGCCAGCGCATCAACCCCGTTGGTTTGACGGTGGGATGGTTGTTGCCATCCCCTCGATCCTTTGCGGTGATCTTGGCCGAGTAGAAATATCTGGCCGCGGCCCCCATTCCAGCGGTAGCCTCAGCGCTGCCATCGTGCATCACATTCGCAGGCCATCGCATTGGGCCTTCGGGGTCATCTCCCGGCAATCGGCAGCCATCGATGTTGATGCCACCGGTCCCGAACTGCCGGACATTGTCGGCGACGGTGCCCACACAGGGCTTGCGGACCAAGAAGATGGGTTCCCACCCTGGTTTGAGAGCGGTGCCCCAACCTTTCCAGCGTTTGGCTTCGTCGGATGCGGGCTCGCGGACTTCGACCACCCGCTTGACCCGCGTGAACGTTGGACTGTGGGTGGCTCCAGTGAAGCCGGGGCGACCACCTTTGCTGGAGTCGCAGACAACCTTCGTGGCGATGACCGGGCCGAGCTCTTTCTCCGGGTGGGCTTTGTCGAGCGCCTTGGAAATGTTGTGCGACTTCGGGAAGCTGCATCCGTAGAGCCACATCAGGCAATCGCGGATTTGGAAGCCCGCATTCTCGATGGCACAGCCCAAGCGGTGGAAGGTCCGGGTGCCGCCGAAGACGAGCATGTGTCCGCCTGGCTTCAGGACCGATAGCGCTCGCTGCCAGATTTGTTCGGAAGGCGGGGCGGCATCCCAATCGCGGCCCATGAAGCTGAGCCCGTAGGGTGGATCGGTCACAATTGCATCTACCGAAGCCGGGGAGAGCGTCGGGAGGATCTCTTCGCTCTTGCCGTGAATCACAGTCGCTTGGGGCAGACTCATCGCTTTCCTCGTCGTTGCTTGCCATTGAACAAATCGATGGCCAACCGACGGGCCATCTCCAAAGCGTCGGGGCCATCGTCATGGTCCGCGGCGGGGAACTCCTCAAGTTGGCGGACCAAGAGACGGCCACCGGGCGTGTCTCGAATGTGGATATCTCGCCCAGTGAAATGCGGTGTCAGGCGGCGAATCCGCACCGACTTGTTGACCTGGTTGAGAATCTTGTAGATGGGCGGCATGATGCCTCGGGTGCGGGCCACTCGCATCATCTCGTCGGCGAGGAGTTCCTGGAACTGATTGGCCTCGACTCCGAAGCCATCCACCACACCCGCGGTTTCCTGCTGGAAGCGCTCCACCGAATCCAAGGCATGCATGATGAGTGGGGTGGTCGGCATTCGCACCAAGTCAGCTTCCACCCACAGGTGCCCCCGACCGCAACGAGCCAATCGGATCAGGCCAGCATAGTCGCCTCGTCGTGCATCCTTGCCCTTGCTGGGGTCGAGGGCGACCACCCGAAGCGTGATGTCATGGGGCCAATCGTGGAACCAGAGATGCTCGCCGAACAGCTCACCCGGCCATTCGCTGCCGCCCTCGGCCCGTGGGCGCTGCTGATAGAGGGCGCCCCATTCGCGTGCATCCTGGGCCTGGATGCGAGTGAGTTCCTCATCGCTAAACCGAGCAGGCCAAAGCGGATCGCCGATCTCCCGAGGGTCGCCCGGCGCCAGCGGATCCTCGGCGATGGCCGGGAACCGAATCACGTCCCATTGATCTGCGTTCGGATCTGCGTCGGCGAGTCGCAGCAATCGCCCGGCCAGGTCATCCGGATGCCAGCGCGTCTGGCACAGCACAATGCGACCGTTCGGAGAGAGACGTGTGCGGAGCGTCGACGAATACCATTCCCAAAGCGATTGGCGAATCATCGGACTGTCCGCTTCTTCTCGATCCTTCAGCGGGTCATCGACGATGGCAATGTCACAGCCCATGCCGGTGATGCCTTGGCCGCGCCCCGCCGCTCGATATCGTCCGCGGTGGCCGACAATCTCGAAGACATCCGAATTCCGAAGATAGCTGCCCGTGGCATTGGAGCGGACATTGGAGCTCGAGAGCTTTGTCTTGGGGAAGAGTCGCTCGAACGATGGCGAATCGATGATGCGCTGGGTGTCGCGGTTCATTGCCGAAGCGAGGTCCGCCGAGTAACTGGCGGCGATCAACTCCAAGTCAGGGTTGCGGCCCAGCGCCCAAGCGGGAAAGCGGCGCGAGACCAGCTCGCTCTTGCCATGCCGAGGCGGCATAAACACCATCAGGCGCCGGATCTCACCTGCGAACAGTTGCTCGAGTTTGGAGCAGAGCAGGGCATGGTGCCAATTGCTGGCGTACTCGGGGAAGGTGTATTCCGTGAACGCAAGCAACTCCCGCCGTGCCACTCGCCGGCGAAGCAGTTCATTCGCCGCGGCTTGCGGCGATATTGGCAAGCTGCTCATCCGTCAGGTCCTCAGCGGTAACGATGGTGACTTTCCCGCTATGCTCCAACCGCTCGACGAATAGCCCCAGATGCCGAGCCAGCTTGTCCAGCGCGGCGACCTTGTCCCAAGTCCGAATTTTCTTGATGATCGCGTGACTCTCTTCCGAAACTTCCTCGTGGATATCCACCGAAGAGACGGCCCGCGCGGTGTCCTCATCCAACTCAGGTAGGGGGCGGAGCGTACCGTTGTCGGTGAAGAGTTTGCGGACATCCAGGAAGGCGATTCGCCCCAACTCGGCCAGGACTCGATCCGCGGAGATCTCCGTGCGTTGCGACCGAGCTGCATTCAACTCCCGAATGCGATTCTGAATTTCAACTTTTTTCAACAGGCGCTCCCCCTGTTGCCCAGCAGTGCGATGGGAATACCCCGCTCGCCGAGCCGCTGCCGAAGCATTCAGATCGACGAGGTATTCCAAGCAAAAGCGTTCTTGCAACGGTGAAAGCACGAGTGATCCTCCCCACGCACACGGTACGGGGTGGACCATCCCGAATGGGCTTGTTCGTGGGAGAATAAACGGCGGCGCTCACCGAATAATCCGTGAAGACAAATCTGTTCGCCGTTGTGCGGTCGATTGGTTAGATTACGTTTCTTTCTGGCACTTCGCTGATTGTTCACATTGAGGTGATGTATGGGCCGTCGCAATCCGTTTCGGCTTCCAAGAATCCCATTCGGAACCAAACGTTGGATGAATCGATGTCGGGATTGTAATTCGACTTGGTATCCTCGAGGGAAAGAGCTTTCAAAGGTATGTCCGAATTGCGGCAGTCCAAACACCGAGATTCCTGGAATGGGTTGTTCTGGATGCTTGGTTTTTATTGGGATTCTGATTGGAGCGTTGGTCTGGCTGTTCTCAAGGGGAGAAGTTGCGAACGTCCCTCCTGCGATGAAAAATGAAGTGACGTCCCCCAAAAAGAATCCATCAGCACCAGCCGAGCCAGCGGTGCCAGTGGCCGAGCCAGAGTTGCCAAGCCCAACTCCTGCGGAGGCCATCAAAGAACTCAAGTCAGAAACCACCAATCGGCAACTTATCGAAACGATTACCGGAAAGATGTCCCCCCGATCGAATGCCGATCTTCAAAAGGTAAACGATGCGGTGAATGAGATCATCAAGCGAGGCGATGCTGGGCGAGATGCCCGATGGGTTTTGATCGAACTGCGAAGCTCCTCGGCAAGCGACAGCTCGAAGATCCTTCGAACGACGATCGATGATGCGTTCAAGGATTGGTTCGGGGCAGAGAATGTTGTTCGAGTGGTCCAAGCCTTCGACCGGCGAGTCGTTGCGACGCATCTTTTAACGACCGGGCCGGAGCTCCTCAAACATCTCGACCAAGGGAGAGATATCGTTGCCCAGGCCGCTTGGTGGATTGTTCGAAATCCGATCGATCAGAAGAACTCTCCCGATCGTGTCAGCGCCATCGCCGAACTGGCAATGTCGTTGCTTCCCGATCTTCCTGCAAACGATTGGCCCCATGTCGAGGCGGGGTTGAAGTGGCTGGTTTCATCCAACGAGGCAAAGGGGAAGGACTCTCGGGAGCGGGTGATCGATCGATTGCCCGAGCTGGCAGGATTCCCCGGATTCTCAGAAAAACTCCGAGCAGTGCTATTGGCTGAACTGACGCTTCGTCAGGCCACCGATGAAGCGAATCGAGCCAGATACCAAAAGATCATCGAGCAATTAAATAAAATCAAAGTCAAAATGAAGTAGCGAACAATGTAAGACATCAGGAAAACACGACTAAGATGATAGGGATTATCATAAAAGATGATATTATATATTCTGATATAATGTGTGCATTCTGAATGGAAGTTAATTGAGTTTTTTGCGTTATTTGCGCCCGCCTATATTCCCTGATCGAGTCCAGGTTAGGGAAGAAGGGTGGGTGTAAAAAACGCAAAAAACTACAAAAAACCACCTGTTTGAATATTAACCATCTATGCTAGGAGATATGTTATTCGCGGGCGCCCACCTTTGCGACCCGGATTTGTTTTGCTCTCTCGGATTTCTCCATTTTCGAGCAATGCTTCGATGACCTCGGCGCGTTCCCGTGGGGTCAGCGATCGTGTCGCCAGACAGAGATCCGTCTGCGTGATTCCCAATTCGCCAGCGTCGCTGATGATGCGGAGCACGCGGCGGCGGCGGGCATCGAATGGGGTTTCGGCCACCCAGCGATTGGTCAGATAGACCATCCGGCGTGAGAGATAGCGGCTCAAAGCGCAGGCCCACTCGGCAGCGGCGGCATCGATTTCAGGTGTCTCGGCGTTTCGGCTGCAGGCGTACAGGATCGCCAACTTGCGGGCCTTCTCTGTGGCCCGTGACCACAACGAGCCGAAGGGCTCGCCCAGATTGACCATCTGTTCGTCGGCCTCGGCATCGAACCGATCGGTGATCCGTTCCGCTTCGTCGCTCATCGGCACGATGGCGGGCTTAGGATGTTGGTTATTCAGATTCCCGCTTGGTTGATAGTTCGCCCACCACCGCGCCTCTTCCACGAGGGGTTCGGGCATCGGGATGGTCGCTGGCTTCCGTTTGGGAGGAAGGTCGTTTGGTGCCTCGAAGATCATCACCCGCGATAGAAAGCCATCCGTGATATTCTCGGTCGTGAACCCTTCGAACAACGAGGTCGGCACTGTCGTCCCCCACATGCAAGCATGGGGTTGATGGATGATCCGATTCTGGCTGGCATCGGCATAGGCATCGCCGATGTAGACCGAGCTCGAGCTGGTGAACAGCTTCATCAGGTTGGTCGCAATATGGTACAAGTGCGGCGAGCAGCTCGGGTTGCCCAGCGTTCGGATCAGTCGACCAATCTCGTCCAGTTGAAGCAAGAGGGCAGGTTGCTGCTCGACCGCGGTGATCAGGCCCGCGTGACTGGCCAGCCCCTCCGGCCCGATGAGCCGATCGGCGCCGGCCAGGAACAGGAGCTCCTTACTCACCAAGCGAGCCCGCTCTTTGCCGCCGCCGGTGGGGCAGACGCCGAGGCAGTAAAGATTCGTTCGAGTGTTGTAGACATCCCGGACCTTACGGCCTGTCAGCGTGGCGAGCATCGCCAATGCGGCCCCCAGCGCCAGGACCGGCTGAGGGCGAAACGATGTGGCCAGGGTGAACTCCATCACCCGCTCGATGAAGCCAGGGACATGGAGCAGATGTTCGGGGAATGGGCCGGGGTCGCGAGCCGGATTCTCGCGAGGCGGGTTGAAGATCTGGTCGTAATGGTTTTCCGCCAGCGCGACCGAGACCTCATCGGGGGCATAGCGTCCGACACTCTTGGCGATTCGGGCCACCTCTCGGTCGGAGAGTGGAGGGCGGCATCGCAGTCGATTGGTTGCATCGAGGGCCGCCAGGATCTCCTCAGCGCTCAGGCCGAAGCGGCGCATTGCTCCGCCCAGACGGGCCAACGTCGCGTTTCGTTGGCCTTCTGGAATCGGGTTGCCATCAGGCAGAATTTGCCCGCCGTCTTCTCGATCCTCGTTCACGGAAGGCGGTTTCGCAACGGGTGTTCGGGAGGCTTCATGCAAGCGATCCACAGCTTCCGCAAGCCAAACGGGCGGCTCGACCAGCTTGGTGATCGATGTATCCAGTTGAAGGGATTCCAACCAAACATACGGCCCGTCTTTGGTTTTCGACGGAGCCACGACGATATAACCACCATCCGCTCGGATATCGACTTTTGGGGCGAGCTGCCCCGAGGAGCATCGCCAGGATTTCTCCGGAGGCATCCGAAACAGATGGTGGCGCCCCCCTCGGGGAGTCAGCGCCACTGCACCCGCCTCGGCCAATTGCGCTGCCCATTCGGGATCATGTGGCCAACGATTCTCTGTGCCATCAATGTCGATGACCAGCATGCCCTCGGTGGCAATTCCGATGTTTGCTCGAGGGTAGGTCTGCCACCATCGTTCGATCTGGTTGGGATCGGTCGTGGCCGCATGGAACCCGCCATCAATGAGCGGATTCTTGTCATTGGGGACGCACGGAAACACGCGGTAGCCGAGTTCCGCATAGCCAAGGGCGGCGTTCCGAAGTTCTTCGCTCGTCACCATGGCACCGTGTTCTCCCAGGATCGATCATCGTCCAACGGCCAAACCTGTTCGGCCTCGTTCGGCGTCAGGACTCGGATCAGCGCCCCACAGCCATTGCAGCATTCCACCGAGGATTGCAGCTCACCCACCCCGCGGATCCAATGGCGAGTCGTCAACCCGCACCCCGGACAGGCGGCGGCGTCCGGTTCCGTCTTCTCAAACGGGATTCCCACCCGGATGTCGTGCTGCCACCAGGGCTCGTTTGCGATTGCGTCCGATTCCGTCATCCCGAATGGGAATTCCACGTCGGATGTGGACTCCGGCTCGTAGGCATCGCCCGGTTCCTCGATGATGGATTCGGTTGGTGCCGACATCCCATCCGGAATCTTGCCGAGTTGATAGCCGACGATCGTGTCAAATTTCTCACCGCTGACCGTGCGAACGGTGATTGCGGTGGGGCTCGCCACCCCGCCGGACATTGCGATGTCCCATGCCTCACGGGCGGTCTGCGGGACCGGCAGTCGGGAGCGCTGCTTCCACCATCGAACTGCTTTCTGGTGAGCAAAGCCGGTATGTTCGAAGCAGATCCACTCGGATTGGAAGCGCTGCCAACCGATCTTGTAATCCACTCGCAGGGAGCGGGCCTCGCTGTGGCGCTTGGAATGGACGCTATAGATCACCGAGATCACGTTGAATGACTCGGTCGATACCTGGCCGGACAGCACCCCGACTTTGGAAGCGGTGGCGTCGTGGCTTGCCTTATCCGGGGGCGGGAATTCATGGCCGCAGTCTGGACAAGCGGCGTAGGCGGTCGGGAGCAAGGTCGAGCATTCCGGACATTCCTTCGCCGGTGCCTCGCCCTTTTCTCGATTCGATTTTCGGGTCGTCTTCGTCCGAATGCGATCGACCGGACCATGCCGGAGCACATTCCCACCATAATCCAAGATCAAACAATTCTGCTTAGATTCGTGCAAACGGAATCCTCGGCCCACCATCTGATAATACAATCCCGAGGAGAGCGTCGGGCGGAGCAGCACGACGCAATCGATGTTCGGCGCATCAAAGCCGGTGGTCAGCACATTGACGTTGCAGAGGTATTTGATCCGCCCTTGTTTGAAGTGGCTGAGGATCTGTTCCCGCTGCTCCGGGGGCGTCTCGCCAGTAATGAAGCCGCAGTTCACGCCATGCTCGGCTTGAAGCGTGTTGACGATATGCAGCCCATGCTGCACACTGGTCGCAAAGATCAAACAGGCATACCGATCGGCGGTGAGCTCGACAATCTCCCGACAGGCCGACTTGACCAGGTCCTCGGCGTCCATCACCTGTTCGAGCTCATCGTTGCAATACTCACCCTTGTGGATTCCGACCTGGCTGACATCGAATTTGGTGCGGCCTGCTTTGCTGGTCAACGGGCAGAGAAAGCCGCGGACGATCAACTCCCGCACGCCGACCTCGTAGCAGACGTGGTTGAGCATTCCCTCGGGGGTGCAGATCGGCCCACCCTTCAGGCGGAACGGGGTGGCAGTGCATCCGATCACCCGCAGGTGCGGATTTACCACCTTGGCATCGGCGAGGAACCGACGATACATCCCATCCCCCTCCAACGGAATGAGATGCGCCTCATCGACGATGATCAGGTCGAACGGCTCGAAATCGCAGGCGAAGCGGTAGATCGATTGGATGCCGGCGATTAACACCGGCTGGTTCCGATCCTTGCGCTTGAGCCCCGCCGAGAAAACACCGAATGGCACATCGGGGCAGACACTCCCGAGTTTTTCGGCGGTTTGTTGGAGGAGCTCTTTGACGTGGGCGAGCACCAGGACTCGGCCATTCCATTGGGTGACAGCATCGCGGCAAAGCGTGGCGATCACCGGGGTTTTGCCCCCACCGGTCGGGATGACAACACAGGGGTTATCATCCCGTTTCCGGAGGTGATCGTAGACGGCATCCACTGCGTGCTGTTGATAGTCACGCAGGTTCATGCCACCTCTCCAATCCCATGGAACCGCAGGCTGACTCCGTTGTGCCGTTGGTCGCCGCGCTGGGCGTGCAGTTGCCGTTCGCTCACGGAGCTGGCCTCGGAGCAGGTCGGACAGATCCGATTCGCCGGGCCTCGCGATGCGAAGCGAAACCCACATTGCAAGCAGCTTCGGCGACGAGCGCTTGAAGGAGTCGATGATTCGGGCTCCGGTTCCGGCTCGGGGGTGACTGGTGAAATCACCACCTTGATCTTGCCGCCCGGAGTCGGCTTGCAGCGCACGGTACGCAAGTCGTCGATCTGGCCATCGTCGTGATAAGCCAGCTTCTGGAGCGAATCCAGAAGCGTCTTCTGGACGTTGTCCGCATCCCGCCGCCGTCGATCCGGTGGGTAAAACCAGATCACCATGATCAGGCGTCCATCCATCGGTCGAATCCCTTGCGCGGTGAGGAGCGTTCCGATCATTTTGCGATAGTCGCGGGCTTCCTTACTGAGGATCGCGCGGCCATCGACGTGGCGGATCGTGTGGTTGCCGGAAGGGGGGTATGGTAGTTCGAGTTCGAGGGCGTTCGTCATCGATGCTTCCTCCAACCTCTGCGAGCGGTGAGGGCCACACTCGCAGAGGGCGAATTGATTGGATGTTGGATCAGCGCTTCCAAGGGGGAATGGAGTTCTTGCTTTGGGTCGCGGTCGTGCTTGTGCTCGAGCCAGGCTTGCTGGTCGTTGGCTTGGTTGGGGGCGTCGATGGAGGAGTTGACCGTTCCTCGTTGCGCGAGGAATAGCCGCGGATTTCGTTGGTGATTTCGCCAGTGTCCTCACGCTTGCGGCATTTCACGGTGATGATCAGCGGGAGGTCGTGAAGGTCTTCGGAGTCGTTGGGTTGCATCACACCGACTGCTCGACAGATGGCCGAGAGTTCGGCCCGCGCAATCGTGACGGCCTGCGGGTTGGGATTGTCGAGGTTGAGTCGGGCCCAGACCATTCGGCCCTCGAAGGGGCCTTCGATGACTTGGAAGGTCAGTTTGAGGAAGGCGCCGTTCCCGGCCTTGTTGGGGCTCATTTCACTGGCAGTGATCACCGCCACATATTTGCCGGCGGGGATTGGATCGAGATCCAGTTGCGGATCCACCTCATTGGCATCAAAACCGTGTAAATTCGCCATGGTCATTCTCCTTTGGAAGTGAGGGCGTTGTCGTTCATTGCTGCCATCCAGTCAGCCCAACTGAGGGGCAAGTCGTCGTTGATCCCGTAGCGGTTCTTGGCGATGCAAGCAGGCCCGCCGACGGGGCGAAGGATGCGTTCACCGCCCGCTTTCCCGACTGCGTGAGCGGTGGTCCGTTTCCTCCCAAAGCCGGTATCCTCGCTTTGGGTCCGAAACTTCCGAGTGGCGAAAAGGATCGCATCGCACCATTCGATGAACATCGCCGAGGCATGTTTGTGCAGCCGAGGCGAGTAGCGGTCATAAGACATCGCGGCCTCGGGATCCTCAAACTTCTCCACCTTGGCGTGGGCGATGAGGATGATGGCCATGCCGCGATCGAGCCGAAGTTGCGAGAGCAGATCAATGGTCTCGTTCCAGAGATCCAGGGCGAGGATGTACCCTTTCCCCCAGCCGCCATCGACCTTCTCGATGTTCTTCACGCCGAATTTTTCGCAGGTCTTGGCCCACACCAATCGCTCGAGCCAATCGAGCGAATCGACGACCAGCGTCTCGAAATCGTGCTTTTCCCGATAGAGCTCGACCAGCGCCTCGCGGACCTCCGAATAGTTGGTCATGAGCGGGAACTTCGCGCAATCGATCACGTCGAGCCCATCCTCGGTTGGCAAAAAAATCGGGTTGGGCGCCTGCGACCCGAAGGTCGATTTCCCGATGCCCGGTGTGCCATAGATCAGCAGGCGCGGCGGATTGGAGACCCGCCCATGCTGAACTCGGTTCAAAAATCCCATCACGCCCTCAATTCGCACTAGGTGAAAGAGTGAGAGGTGTTGACATCTCGACAGTTGGACTGTTGGGGCGACGCAGCAGCGACGGTCCTCGGCACGAAGGCTTGCTGCAATAAAGCTTTCGGGTCTTCTGGTCAAACCAGAGCAGCTCGTTGCAGCGAAAACAGGCCGCATTCCGAATGCGAATATGCCGCGGTTGACCGCTCATGCCCGTGTGCTCCTTGTCTTGGCCGGTTGAAGATAGCGTTTCGCGCTCAAGAGTCCGGCTCTCGCCTCGAGGCCCAATGACTTGTACCGGCAGCGCACCAAGGCGGTGGCAAGGTTCAGACAGCGTCGATCCCGAATCGATTTCGCCTCGCTGCCTTGCAGCAAGTAGATGGGAAAACCGTTGAGAATTGCCACAAGCTCATTGAGTAAAAAGGCATACGGTTTAATCCGGCAGCAAGTCATCCCCGATTCTGTGGGGATTCGACTCCGTCCGCACCCGCAAAGCCACACTTGATTGATGGCCGATTGCAGTGAATTCGATTCGTTGACGCTGAGTCGTTTGAAGGGGCCTCGGCAGTAGCGCAGTTGTCCCCACCGGTCCAGTTTGCCGACTGGCTTCGGAAGCGGCGGATGGAACTGGGCCTTCGATCGATTCTTGGCTTGACTCATGATCGATCCTCCACTTCCCGAGCCAATCGGCGGGCGAGTGCAAGTGCGACCGGCAGCGAGGTGGTATGCTCGTATGCTTCGGTGGTGGCCCGCATCGGATTGAATTCGACGAGCCGCGGCGATTTCGGGATGATGAATCGTTCCAATGCCCATCGGACGATGTAGCTGAATTGGGCCTGGACCGGAATGCCGAAGGGATGGATTTCCAGAAAAAACTCACGGTCGTCTTTGCGAAACTTTGGATCACACTCGGTGGAGCTGGTTGGGTTGAGCTCCTGGAGCGTTGAGGCAATCACGGATTGAAGCACTTGCCATTGGGCCAGTCGGATCGCGTTTTCCTCTTCCAGTTGGCGGCGGGCGATCTGCTCTTGTTCTTCCTTGGCTTCCCGAATGATCTGCTCGCCCTGTTCGGCAAGTCGCTCGAGGAGGCGGGCGAATTCGATCATGTTACTCGTGATCTGAAGCATGGTTGGCTCCTTTCTCAACTCGCAGCTGCCAGGCGAGTGTTGGTATGGGAAAACAGAGACCGAAGTTCGCGGATGCAGTGCGCGCAAGTCGTGCCGATCGTCGATTCGCTCAGCCCGAGCATGATGGCGACTTCCTTCTCACTGAGCCCGATGCGGTATCGCAACGAGAGGATCTTGCGTTGGTGCGGGGTGAGCGGTTTGAGCAGCCGGGCCCATTCCGACTCTTCCATCGATGTTGGCTCTTTGGCCGCCTTCGCCGTCAGCCAGCTCGGATGTTTGCTGCGACCGCTCGCATGCTGGTCTTCGCAGAGATCGCCGAAGAGCAGCAGTTTCCGCTTCGGCGAGCGTCGGCGTGTTCCGAGGAACTCGCGGCGCTAATCCAAGAGCGCCCCGCGGATGCGATGATTCGCGTAGGTCCGGAAATGGATGTTTCGCTCTGGCTCGAATCGGATCGCGCATTCCATGAGTGCGTCCGAAGCGCAGGACTCGAGCTCATCGGCATGCGCTCGTAAGCGTGGGTTCCGACTCAGGAATACCCGCAAGAGCACCTGTGCCAATTTCACATGCTCGACGACCAGTTGCTGTTGGTCCTGAGTCATTTGCTGTCCTCCCGAAGGTGCTCGACGGGCTGATCTGTTGTGGGCTTCGGCCAATGGCGTTTCTGGTTTTTCTGGAGTTTCTTCCAGACTTCCATCAGGAGTTCCACCGGACCCAATCCCGCGCGTCGAGCAGCGTCCCAGATCAGCAGTTGGCAGTCGGCAAGTTCCTCGGCGAGCTCGGGTGTGCCGATCGCCTGAACCGCCTCTCGGACCTCCTTTTCCAAATGCAGCAGCGGACCTTTGGGGCCGCGATATTCAACGGAGCCGAAGGTTTTCTGCGACCATTCCCACGATGCGTCCAAAAGACAAGCGTGCAAATGACCCCAGATTTCAGACGTGATCGACCCTCGGAATTGAGCCACTGACAAGATGGCATTGATGAAGCCAGATGTCTCTTTGGGCATTTCAATCAATCCGTCATTGGACCGAATGAAATCCCGTTTGATTCTGATCTGCTCACTCATTGGTCTCACCGCCCTTGGTTTGAGCATTTTGGGAGAGCCATTCTTGGAGCTCCTTGATTGGGAACACGATGCATCGCCCGACTTTGACGTGCGGGATCCGATCGGTTAAGTCCCAGAGCATTCGCTCGCTGATGCCGATTGCCTGGGCGGCCTCCGGTGCCCGGAGCGCGAGTACCGTTGGGGGTTGCTGCGACTTCGTAAGCATTCAAATTCTCCTGATTTGTTTGACCGAGAGCACACTACCACGGGGTGATCCATTGACCTTAGCCATGTCGAATTTTGGCTAAGCTGGCTAAGGTCTAAATCATTCTGGCTAAGCCGAGACTAACCGGTGTTACACCATCGATTCAGATAGTTCTGGCCATCCGCGGTAATTCGAAGACCTTGGCGGAAGTTGGATTCGATCAATCCCAGTAGTCGAAGTTGTTTCGTGGCTCGAATCCAACTCCCCGACGTGGAGTCAGCGTCGTCCGAGATCGACATCGCGAGTTCGCCAGACACGATCCAATCACCCGCATCACCAAGCCCCTGGAGAATCTCAAGTGCCAGTTCCGACAAGACTTGGGTACTCGGCGAGAGTAACGACGTCGGCCTCGGATCGATTGCTGTTCCCGTTGGCCGATCTGGCTCGCGAATGGTTTGGCTGAGCTCGGTATCGTTCTGGCTGAGCTCGGAATTACTTTGGCTAAGCTCAGGGGCATTCTGGCTGATGTCTGAATTACTTTGGCTGAGCTCTGAGGACCGGTGGCGATGATTCGGTTCTTTTCCGCGCCGCAAACTCAACATCCAGGTTTGCACTTCAGCAAAGTCCCATCGTTCGAGGTCACCAGGGAGGATCGTTGGCGAAGGGAATGTGCCCGATTGCACCCATTCTCGGATCAGTCGAGTCGGCACACAGATTCGCTTGGAAATCTCTCGGATCGTAAGCAGTCGCATGGTGTTGGTCCCTGAGAGCAAAAGGACTTGTTCCTGTCTCATTCCGCACCCCCACCTCGAAGCGATTGTGATCGCCATCATCGAGGGATCTGCGTCGCAGAAGCAGCGCGCGTGAGCGTGACCCAAATCCACTGACCCGAATTCACTTTTGGTAAAACTTTGGATTCCAAGAAGAATTTCTCCAAAGAAAGTGACCTGCTAGACGAAATGATATTACGCTGTGGCATCATCCGCGTCAATACGCTGCGGTAGGGTTGCGGCAATTTTATTTGAAAAAGATGACGCTACGGAATATGATCGTGGAGAATCATCTGAAGAAGGGGTTGCCGATGGATACTGTCAGTTTTGGTGATGCGCTCCGTGAAGCACGATCGCGGAAAAACATGACCCAGAATCAACTTGCTGAAATCCTCGGTTTGACCCAAGGAGGACTTGCTCACATTGAGTCTGGAAGACGAGGTGTGGAGCGAGATCCCACCATTGTGATGCGAATGGAGGCCGCCCTCGGGTTGCCACCTGGAACGCTCCTTCGATTTCTGCCCGAGGAACATCCAATCCGTCAAGTTGCTGAAATCGAGATTCCAGTGATTGGCTCCGTCGGCGCCGGTCCCGCATGCGCTGATCCTTCTGACCCCGAGGATCGTCTCAGCGTCGGAGAAGCATTCGCGGGTTGTGTTGCCTATCAGGTACGTGGGGATTCAATGCTCAGTGAGCAGATCCGGAGCGGCGACTACATTATCGTTCGCTCAGACCCGTCCCCGCGACCTGGGGAAATCGTTGTCGCTTGGCTCGCAGATCTTGATGGATGTGTTTGCAAGAAATTAACACGATCAAATAGATTGGTGAGCGACAACGATTGGAGCCATAAGTTGACCGAGTCTGACCGGATTTACGGAGCGATGGTCGCAGTGGTTCGGTTGGCGAGACCACATCACCATTAATTGAACGGAGGCCCACCTGACGCCATTTGTGTACCCACTCCGTTTCCGTTTCGATCAGCCGGTTCAAACGGAAACGGAGTGGGTACCGTAAGCCGGTTACCCACTCCGTGGTGTGTTGTTCATTCCTTGCTCGGAGAATTGCCTATGGCAAGTATGATCTCAGATGCGAATGGAAGACGACGAATCGAATTCAAAGGACCGGATCTGAGACGAAGAACCGTTCGGCTCGGGAAGATGTCCAAGAAAGATGCTGATTCGATCTGTCGACAAATCGAACTCCTCCTCAACTCAGTCACATCCTCAATTCCAATCCCTCGAGAAACGATCGCTTGGCTGGAAGATATCGGGCCAGAGCTGCGGCAGCGCCTCGCTGCGACGGGGCTCATTCCGACTCAGCGGTTGGAGACCTTGAAGGGACTGCTGGATGAGTTCGTTCTCAATCGAGAGGATGTGAAACCCGCGACCTTGGAGGTCTGGCAGCAACCCGCCCGCAACTTGGTGGAATACTTTGGCGCAGATCGGAGCCTTCGATCCATCTCGCCAGGCGATGCGGAAAAGTTCGCCCGGTGGCTCGGGACTCAAAAGCTCGCACCATCGACGGTGGCGAAACGGATAGCATTCGCTCGAACGTTTTTTCACACCGCGCGCAAAAATCGCCTCATCGAAGAAAATCCCTTCGCTGAGGTGAAAGGGCCGGTGGCCGATGTTCGAGGGCGACAATCCTTTGTCACTCGAGAGATGATGAACCAATTGCTCCGCCATGCAAATCCCGAATGGCGGATAATTCTTACACTCGCACGATACGGTGGGCTTCGCTGTCCAAGTGAGGTGCTGTCACTCCGATGGGAGGACATTGATTGGGATCGAGGACGAATGGTGGTCCAGGCTCCCAAAACGGAACGCTATGCCGGCAAGGCAACTCGTGAGATTCCATTATTTCCAGAATTGAATGATTATCTTCAGGAGGCAAGGGGCCGAGCCGAGGCAGGGCAGATCTATGTTGTTGGTGGGAACTTTCGAGAACGGGCCAATCGGCCAACTGGGTGGAAGAACTGTAACATTCGCACTAGCTTCGGGAAGCTGATCAAGCGAGCTGGATTGGAGCAGTGGCCGCGCATGTTCCACAATCTCCGATCAAGCCGTGAAACGGAACTGCTCGAGGATTTCCCGGTTCATGTGGTAGCAGCTTGGATGGGGCATGCGGTGCAGGTGAGTCTGAAGCATTATGCTCAGATTACCGATGACCACTTCTTGCGAGCAGTGGAAAAGCCTGACGTAAAAAGCGACGTAAAGTGA